GTATTCCAATTGATTGGCCATTTATGAATAGGAGGAATCCACCTCTTGGTCGATGGCAAATATATGAGAAACTGCCAGATGAACTGAAGTTGTTGATTTCTGTTGGTTGCGGAAACTGTAATAACTGCCCAAAATGTAAATGCAGGAACTGGTATTTTGAACAGAAAGCACTTGGTAAGACTGCCGAGGTTTGTGATGAAGAAATTATGAGGCTTGGTAACTATGGAAAATATTGGAAAGCTGACTCTATCCCAGAAAACAGGCACCAATCATATATAAATAGCCAAGAAGAATAACACCGAGGAGTTTCGAACAGATGGCAACCGAATATAGCGACATTTTTCTATATGGGAAAAAAGGAAGCATCGCATCGAAATCATTAAAGAAGTATCTTGATGACAACAATGTTACATATACTGACTTTGGCGCAGACCACGATGATTCTGTTCTGACGAATCTTTCAACTTGGGTTCCCGACGAAACTCTAGACAGCTTTCCGTTCGTTATCTACAAGGGCGTTAATTATAAATCAGACCTTGGAGAAGTTTCAGATCACTTTGTGGCAAGAAATGTATCTGAGTTTGTTAGTGATTTTCTCACACTTGCAGTCAAGAATTCATAGGATAAGACATGGCAAACGTAGCAACATATCTAACCACTGATCTTAAATCTTCATACAACCTTTGGAAATCTTTGACTGCAGGGGATACTGTCACTTGCTATTATTTCGATCTCCCATACAGAGTAAAGGATGAGCGGTTCGCTCAAGAACCCTCTTCTGACAATAAGGCAACTGCTCAGTCGATTGCGACTTGGTTAACTGCTAATGTTGCTTCATTTACTTATTCTGTATTGACTTTGGATAATTACGATCCATTTTGGACAGCTGTGCCAGAACTAGAACTTATCAACAAGGCTTCTTCTGGTTCATTCGATAAGATCTATATCCCTCACTCTGAGGATGATGTAGATTCTCATCATACCAAAATCAGAGCAGCAGTAACATATCTTGCAGCCAACGAATACACACTCGGCAGCACAACAGTCGAGTATCCGCTTATGGCTGCGGATTTGGGACTCAGCAATGCTGTTTCTGACCTTCCTGCTGATGTTCTTTCTTTGATTTCGGACCCAATGAAAGCTGGGGTTGTTTCCTCTATCGCTGCAGGAACAAGCAATGCAGATATCACTGCTCTGATCAAATCTTTCCATGATGGAACAAGCGAATATGCCGATTTCGAAAATGACGGGGAGTGGTTTATCGATTCTCACCCACAGTTTGGTTCGTATATTAGCCCAGCGCCATTCCTCTCGACGCATCCATATTACAAATATCTAACCGTCTAAGATTATAAATAGCCTCAGAAATCAATTTTCGGAGGCTTAGATGGCTGTTCCAACCACCAGATCCACCTTTAAGGATTACTGCCTTCGTCGTCTCGGATATCCTGTTATTGATATCAATGTCGATGAAGAACAGCTCCAAGATCGTATCGATGACGCACTAGCTAAGTTTCGGGACTATCATTATGATGGAACCGAGAGAGTTTTATTGCCCTATCAGCTAACGGCAGACGACAGAACCAACAAATATATTTCTCTTGACGAGAATATTGTTGGCGTAACTCGTGTTCTCGATATTGGTGATGCAATCAACTCATCCAACCTATTCAATATTCGTTATCAGATTCATCTAAACGATCTGTTCGATTTTTCTAGCAGTTCTTATGTTAGCTATGTCATGGCAATGCGTCATGTAGAAACTTTAGAAGAAATCTTTGTTGGATCGAAACCAATCAGATTCAACCGCCACGTCGACCGCCTCTATATTGATATGAAGTGGGACGAGGATATTTCTGTTGGAGAATACATGATTATCGATGGGTATAGAACTATCGAGCCAGAAACATATGCTGATGTTTGGAACGATCCTTGGCTCAAGAAGTATGCAACAGCATTGATCAAGCGCCAGTGGGGCGAAAACTTAAAGAAGTTTGAAGGTATGCAGCTTCCTGGCGGAATCACGTTTAATGGTCAGAAAATCTGGGAAGAAGCCACAGACGAAATCAATAAGATCGAAGAAGAACTGACGAACTCATATAGTCTGCCTGTGATGGACATGATTGGCTAATAAATGACAACAAACAAGTATTTCAACAACTTTAATTATGGGCGAGAGCAAGACACTGCTGACGATCTTATCGTAGAATCGATTAAGATCTATGGGCAAGATGTCAAGTATATGCCACGCACATTAGTTAAAGAAGATAACTTGTTTGGCGAGGATACTCTTTCTACATTTGATAATGCCGTTGATCTTGAAATGTATATCAAGAATACAACTGGGTTTGAGGGTGAAGGCGATTTTCTGTCTAAGTTCAATCTAGAAATCCGCGATCAGATCACATTTACTCTTGCAAGAAAACGCTGGGATCAAATTCGTACAGAAAAGCTGATTGACGAAGTTGGGTACAACTATCAGGTCGAAACGGCAAATACTGGCGCATATGCTAATAGTGATTCATTCCTATTAGAATCTGGAACCGCAAATGGATACTCGATTACATCAACTCGTCCCAACGAAGGTGATCTTATATTTTTCCCGCTCAACGAAAAACTCTATGAGATTAAGTTTGTCGAGCATGAAGAAATTTTCTATCCTCACGGGAAGTTGTACACATACGATCTGACCTGCGAACTATTCACATACAGCAGCGAACGTCTAGATACAGGCAATACCGCGATAGATTCTCTAGAATTAGAGTACTCAGCCGATCAATTGATGTATCAGTTCACGCTAGAAAATGGTGACACGCTTTCTGGCGAAGATGGCGATTACATTATTCAAGAGTACAGGCTCGAAACTACAGATAACGCAGCGAATAACGAGTTCTTTACGCAGCAGTCGTTTGAGTATATCGACTTCAGTGAATCTAACCCATTCAGTGAGGTTGATAGATACTAATGTTTGGATCGCAATTCTATAACCAATCTCTGCGTAAATACATTGTCATGTTCGGCAACATGTTCAATGATGTTGTCGTACAGCGTTTGAATAATAGCGGAACAGTAATTCAGTCTATCGGCGTTCCTATTGCATATGGACCAAAAGAGAAGTTCCTTGTTCGTATCAGCCAAGATCCAAGTTTAGATAGAGAAGTTGCTCTGCAGCTTCCACGCATGTCGTTTGAAACTGTAAGTTTTGCTTATGACCCCACAAGAAGGCTGCAGCATACTATTAAGAATGCTCGCGTATCTTCTTCAGATTCAAACAGAATGAACTATCAATACACGCCTGTTCCATATAACATTGGCGTTGCGCTCTATATCTATGTGCGAAATGCCGATGATGGCGCTCAAATCCTTGAGCAGATCCTTCCATATTTTGGACCAGAATGGACGAACACGGTTAATATGATCCCTTCTATGAACATCAAGATGGATATTCCAACGATTCTAAATGACGTTTCAGTCGAAGACACATATGAAGGCGATTTCGTAACTCGTCGTGCGCTTATCTACACGCTGAATTTTACAGTTAAGGGATACTTCTACGGTCCTGTTCGCAGCTCTGGCATTATCAAGCGTGTTCAAGTCGATCTTGCTGCTGCAAATGGTGTTGGCGAACTCACTTCGGAAGATATTTCGAGAACTGGTCGGAGCCATCGTATCGTTGTCACTCCTGGCTTGCTTGCTAATGGTTCACCGACAACAAATTCAGCAGCATCAATCAGTTACTCTTTGGTTTCATCTAATAGCAACTTCGGATATGCTTCGAACACATTCTTCTATACGGATGGGAAAAAGTATAATCCGATTACAGGAAGTGACGAATCCTAACTCCTGGAGTAGATCATGAAAACTAATCTTGAGAATAATTTAGAGCAAATCCTTAACCTTCCTGTTGAGGCGGAAATCGCTGACGTGAAAGAAGTCGAGATCTTAGAAAAAAGAGACGATACAAAAGATCAAGATTTCGAAATTGCGCGAGAAAACCTTCACGATATTATCTCTCAGGGAAAGCGTGCGCTAGATGAACTCTGCGACATCGCGAACGCGAGCCAGCATCCACGCGCATACGAGGTGGTAAGCACTCTGATCAAGACTCTTTCTGATGCCAATAGTAATCTTATGAATATTCAAAAGCAGAAGAAAGAACTCGATCAAGAAGAAAAGAAGGGTCCAAACAAGGTTACGAATAACCTATTTGTTGGAAGCACAGCGGAACTTCAGAAGATTATCAATCCAAGAAAAGAGATAGATAATGGCTGAAACATATCTCGGCAATCCGCTTCTAAAGCCAGCTGGAATTCAGATTGATTTCTCGAAAGAAGAAATTGAAGAATATGTAAAATGCTCCCGCGATGCAAAGTATTTTATCGAAAACTACATCAAGATCGTGAACGTAGATAAAGGGTTGGTCTCTTTTAATCTTTACGATTTTCAGCAAGCGATGGTTGATACGTTTGTCGATAATCGCTTTAGCATTTGCAAACTACCCAGACAGAGCGGTAAATCTACAACAGTTGTCGGCTATATCCTTTGGAATATTTTGTTCCACGATAACCAAAACTGTGCTATTCTGGCTAACAAGGGCGCGTTGGCTAGAGATCTTCTTGCCAAAATTCAACTTTCATACGAAAATCTTCCGAAGTGGATTCAGCAAGGCGTTATTACATGGAACAAAGGTAATATCGAACTAGAAAATGGTTCAAAAGTCGTTTCTGCTGCGACTTCATCCTCAGCCATTCGTGGTGGATCGTATAACCTTATCTTCCTAGACGAATTTGCGTTCGTCGGTATGAATCTGGCGGAAGAATTCTTCGCGTCGGTTTATCCCACGATTTCTTCGGGTAGCACTTCTAAGATCATTATCGTTTCTACACCGAATGGTATGAACCACTTCTATAAGATGTGGACGGATGCGATTGAAGGAAGAAGTAACTATATTCCTATTGAAGTTCACTGGAATGATGTTCCTGGGCGTGACGAAAAATGGAAAGAAGAAACTATTCGGAACACGAGCGAGGAGCAGTTCCGCCAAGAATTTGAATGCGAGTTTATCGGAAGCACAAACACTCTAATTCATCCAACTAAACTAAGAACTCTTGCTTTTGTTCAGCCAAAAAGAGAAAAATGGGGATTAGATTACTATCAAGATCCAATACCAGACCACTCTTATGTGATGACGGTTGACGTTTCTCATGGTGTCGGGCAAGATTATTCTGCGTTTTCCATTATCGATGTTTCTCAGATACCTTATAGGCAGGTTGCTAAGTATCGGAACTGTGATATTTCGCCTCTGACATTTCCCGATATAATACATAGATATGCAAGATGGTATAATGATGCTAACGTGCTTGTTGAAACTAATGATGTTGGGCAGCAAGTTGCGGAAGCGTTGCAGTCCGAACTTGAATACGAAAATGTTCTTTCTACAGTTATGAAAGGTCGAGCAGGGCAAAAAATCAGCGGCGGATTTGGCGCAAAGAGCCAAATGGGCGTTCGAATGACCAAACAGGTAAAGAGAATTGGTTGTTCGAATCTAAAAGATATGATTGAATCAGATAAACTCATAATCACAGACTTTGAGACGGTTCAGGAATTATCTACATTTGTCGCTAAACGGCAGTCATATGAGGCACAGGAAGGTGCGCATGACGACGTTGTTATGACGCTGGTTTCCTTTTCTTGGCTCACAAGACAGCCATTTTTTAGAGATTTGACCGATACTGATATTCGTGCTAGACTATCTGAAGAGAAATTCGCAGCCATGATGGATGATTTGGCACCTCCAGGTTTTATTGATGATGGGCAGGATGAAGATGCTTTGAGTATAGAAAACGGCAGAGTTAACTCTGGATTTTGGTCTAATGGTCTATAAAACGTCAGTAATAGGATTTTTATAAATAATCTCGTAGAAAGAACAGAACAGATTACTGTGATTAGTAATTCTAAAAAAAGGAGATTGAATTATGCCATTTCAGGTTTCTCC